ATCAAAGTCTTTGGTCTTGACAATGTTTTCATCAAGTGGGATTCCGAGCTTCTTTAGGGCTGTAAAGTTGCCCGAATATGCGCGACCTAGCGCAAGTGACACCGATTCCAAATCGCGCCCGGTGGCCGCGCTAATGTCAATAGCAATGTTGTTAAGTTTTTGTGCTTCTGTAATGTCACCAGTAGCTCGGGCAAGGTTAGCCAGTGCCGGGCGCAACTTAGTGTCAGCAATACCAAATTGGAGTTGTTGTCTTTTGATGTAATCCTCGGTGGCCGCAATTTGCTTATCGGTGGCCTTAGTTGTGTTCTTTAAGGCTGTGGCAAGTTTTGTTTGGCTTAATTCATCGGCAACTGCGGCCTTGACTCCATCCACACCTAACTTGAGTGCGTATGCTCCAGCAGCTGCGCCAGCAATAGCAAATGACTTGGCCATGGCTTTTGAATATTTGCCAATGTTGCTACTAAATGACTTAGTGCTTTTATCGGCCTTATCCATGCCAGCAAGAAACTTGTTAACATCAGCAAGTAACGAAAGTTTAAGTGTGCGTGTATCAGCCATTATGAGTTCCTTGCCCAGTTGTCCATGACCTTGCTACAAGCCGCGAACCAACGTTTTTTAATTTCTGGTTGCATAGCCTTAAGCGTAGGAAAAATCCAGTAACCTGTGTTGCCTCGACCTTCTCGGGCTGTACGTGGTGGGAATCGGTAACCACCATTTTTGAATGCTGATCGGTTACCAAATGCATTGCGATCACCACCAAATTCATTACCAAATAACAACTGGCCAGCATTTGCGCCACCAGATGCGCGACCTTTTGTGCCACCGACATAAACAGTAGGCACACGATCTCGGGCTGGCCTGACAGTAGCTGCTACAACGGCGGCCTGCTTAGGGTAAAAAGGATGCGCAAAACCTGCTTGTTTAATGCCTTGAGCAGTCCAAGCACTAATTGAATACACCTCATCTTTTAAGACAAACTGTGATTCTTTGTCCATTTGATTTAAGGCTTTTAACAGTCCGCGGTAATCTTTGAGATCCGGGCGAACAGTAATGCTGGTTCTAGTTTCTGCCATGCCCATTCCTCTCTCGTATCAGCGTTACTGCTGTGTTTATGTCTGCGAGCGACCATCCCATCAAATCGCTTAAAGGAATGCCAGTGTGTACCGAGATACCCACTAGCAAGTCCCTTAACTCTCTTTTGGGCTTTCCTCAACCACCTCAAAGCCCTCAAACTCATTGGTGACCCATGCTTGCTGGTTAGGCATTTTAGTGTGCCCAGCGGCCTTGCTGGCCTTGTACAACATGCATGTGATGACATCCAATGAGCCTTGGCCCATCTTTTCAGCTGCTTGAGTGACCGTGTATCCCAGATCTCGCTCGATCTCGATCCATAGCCATGTTGATTCATCGCTCACTATGTAGTTATTGCCCTGTTTTGTTTTGATGTTGTATTGCATGTGTGTTGCCCTGTTCTACTAGTTAGGCTCTTGCTACTGATCCATCTTCAACTACGAAGCTTAAAGATGTGCTCAGTACGTCAGTGGCCGCGCCACCGACTGTTGGGAATACCGGGAATACGTTGCCAGTGAATGTGTCACCGTTTACATCAAAGCTGAAAGCAAGTGATGTATCTGGTGAATTCTTAGCGGCATCCCATAGTGCAGAAATGATGCCTGCACTTGATGTGTCATCTAGGTAAAGTTCGACATTAAGTGTGGCTGTCTTATCTACGGTCTTGTAAGCGCGACCCGATAGGACTTCTAGCACTTGCTGGTTGTTTTCCATTTCAAGTGTTACTGATGATGCTTGGTCAGCGTAACTCACCGAGTTAATCGTGAGAGTCAATGACCGACCAGTTATGTATGTTGCTGGCATGACTTGCCTTTCTTAGTTGGTTGTGACCATCTCAATCGAGAGCTGGCTGATAAGCATGTCGGCATTTCCGATCTGCTGGACTGTGGGCTGTGACCATCCATTTAGGAATGAGATGTTGTTAGATAACAAATCGGTAACAGAGAAAATTAGGGCTTCAATGTTGGCTAATGCGGCTTGATTATCGGCTGCATTGACAATAACTGTAATGTCGAAGCGGACATTGCAACGAGCGCCACCAATGGCACTTACTGTGATGTAAGGCGATCCCGGCACAATCACAATGGCTGGTGGTGTGATGTTTTCATTTGGCCATGCGTAAACAACCCGTCCAGCAGCTGCAAGAGTGCTGGCAAGGTTAGCGCGGTAAGTAGCAAGATCAGCCAATGTAGCCTCGGGTGTCTAAATGCTTGCCTAATAGGCCAGATACCCGAGTCAGCATTGAGCGACCCAAGCGATATGGCGCTGGGCTTTGGAAGTCCACACCCTGCTGGCCAAGTGTGCCAGTGCGAGTGATCCAGATGTCACAAGCAACGGCTAATGCAGCTTCTCTAACTTCTGGTGTGGTGTCATAAAGGGCGGCTTGGCTTGTTAGCACTGCACGTCCACTTGGTATAAGCGGTGTTTTCACAATGTCAGCATTTGTAATTGCTGCTTCAAAGTATTGGGTGTCAAATTCATCGTAGCCAATTTTGGTTACAGTCCGGGATCCATTGAATGGTGAACCACACCCAGTAACAGTTAAAGCTTGTCCGACTACAAAAGTATTGTTGTAACAGTAAAAGCGAGCGACATTGTTTGTTAGCGATACGCCCTTGATGGCTACATCATCAAAAATTAGGTAAGACAGAATTATGTTCTCGGCACTGTCTGCAACTGCTTGCACGATTGAATCTGCATAGATGTCACCAATTTGTAACACGGCTTTTAGCTCGCTTAGTGTAATTAGTGCCATCTGAAATCCTTATCTATTGGGGGTGTGTGGGGGGCACAGGGCCGCACCCCCCACACGATTAATAACTCGACTAGGTCAAGTTAAAGCGGCGTACGCCACCAGCGACCAAAACGCCCACGGCTAGGTAGCCATAGATCATTGTTTCGATTTCGCCAGATGTTACTACGTTGGTGCTCATACGTAGGATTGGGCTTTCGTAGATTGCAACAGATGATGGCACAACAATGAATGCTGATTCGTCAATGGTTGTTGAAACTGCGTTGGCATCTACGTATAGATCCAAGCCAAGAACATCGCCACGTAGTGAGCGTGGTGTTGCTGATCCAGCGTTGTTCTGTGGATTGGCTGCGTTGTAGATTGGGCGACCAGTTGAATCCTTAGCACCAAGCAACAATGACCACTGGGATGTGCCAGCAATGTATGCAGTTGCTAGGTCACCAGTTGCTGAGTAAGCGGCTGGTACTTCTGTCGATACGTAGGAGATGATGCCATCGGATGATGCTGCAACTGCGGTTGCTTGTGTGCCACCTGCGGTTAGAGCTGCAAGTACGGCTGCATCTGTGGCCTTGTTGTAGGCGCGTGTCATGTTATCAACCATTGCGTTAAAGAAGCTTGGATCGCTTCTTTCGATCAATTCAACGGAGTAACGCTGTAGGCCTGCAAACTTGTTTACATCAATGTTTACGTAGCTGGAAACGATACCCTGCTCGGATGGTGCTGCACCTTCGTTGGTGTCGGCAACAGTGCCCGGGGTTGTGATTTTTGGATGCGCGATTGTCATGCCAGATGCACTTAGGGCGCGTGTTCCAATAGCATCAATCGCTGGACGTGAACCGATTAAGGTATCAACAACAGTGGATGAGTACTGGGTTGGGCTGAATGCTGGGTTAGTGCTGAATGAATCATCAGCTGCCATTACGTACTGGGCTGAATCATGGTTGCCAAGCTTTGCCTTGATGCTGTGCTCAAGGTAAGTTGCTTGGCTTGTGATAGGGCTACGTGGCTTGGTGTAAGCCACTGGTGCTGCGGCAGTAACAACCGCTGCTGCGGTCACTTCATCTGCCACTGGTGCGGTTGTTTCTTCCACTTGTGTCTCCTGTGGGTTTTCCTCTGCAGGGGTTTCTGCTTCGGTGGCTTGCTCGTCAGGTTCGCTAGCTGCGACCTGCGAAATCTGTGCATCCTTGAATGCTGGATTAGTTACATGTGCTACGGCTTCTAGATCGGCTGAACTCACAACCATCACGCCCTTTTCTATTGTGTACTCATTGACTCTGGCTTCGATGCTAAATGCCGGGCGCAATCCCTCGGATGCTTCGACAAGCGCATCATTACCTGCACCAGTTGGCGCAATCTTAAATGCCATGGATACGCCAGCAGGGCTGACTTCCTCTGATCCTGCAATGCCACGACCTAATGGACGTGTGCGGTCATGTTCCATGTTCAAAACAATTTGGCTCGCATCAATGTCACCAAATGCGCCAAAATTAAAGCGAACTGGGCCTGCCGATGTGTTACCGACCTTAGCAAAAGGAACTACAAGGCCCTTAATGGTTCGGGTTTCGGTATCAGCTG